GGCCACAGCAGAGGCGTTGAAAAATGGCCACTGCAACGGTGAGATGGAGGCCGCCCTGGAATACGCCCGCAAAGTCAAGCATGAGCAGAAAGACTTTTTGACGGAGCAGGGTGTCCACGCCTTGTATTGAGGAGGGTGAGCAGGATGGAGTTTTCCAAGAAAATGCTTGTGCTGCACATCTGCCTCTCCGTCCTGCTTTGCCTGGTCACCATTATTGGCACGCTGACAGATCACGATGTCAACGCCATAGCTGTGCTGGCCGGTACATCCTTTGTGACGGACGGGGCGTGGGGCGGTTTTTACTACTGGAAATCCAAAAACGAAAACCGGGCCAAATACGCCCAGCGTTTCATCAACCGTTTTGCGGATAAATACGGGGCGGACACCGCCCTCCGCATTGCGGAAATTGTACTCAAAGACTAAGGAGGACCCAAATGGCAAAAATGAAAGCACGGGCCTTGGTTGACAAGGCCGTGGACATTGCAAAAAATCACAAGACCCTGTATGTGATGGGCTGTTTTGGTGCGCCGCTGACCGGCGGAAATGTCACCCGCTACTGTTCCAATCATACCTACAACAAAGCTGCTGACCGCACGGCCATGATTAAGGCCGCCGCCAATCAGAGCCCCCCTGTGTACGGCTTTGACTGTGTGTGTCTTATCAAGGGCATCCTGTGGGGCTGGAGCGGCAACCCCAGCGCAACCTACGGCGGCGCAAAGTACGCCTCCAACGGCGTGCAGGACATCGGCGCTGACCAGACCATCAAGGTGTGCACCGGCGTGACCACCGATTTCTCCAGCATCACGCTGGGTGAGGCGGTCTGGTGCTCCGGCCACATCGGCATCTACATTGGTGACGGTCTGGCGGTGGAGTGCACCCCCAAGTGGGAGAACAAGGTGCAGATCACCGCTGTGGCCAACATGGGCGCAAAGCCCGGCTATAATGCCCGCACCTGGACCAAGCATGGCAAGCTGCCTTGGGTGGACTACGCTGATGAGGTGAACACCGCCCCCACCGTCAAGGTGACCGGCACTGCAAGCACCGGCTCTGCTGCCGATGAAAAGACCATCTGGGATTTTCTCAAGGGCAAGGGCCTCAATGACTTTGCTGTGGCCGGTATCATGGGCAACATCTATGCGGAGAGTGGGCTGCGCTCCAACAACCTCCAGAATAGCTATGAGAAATCCCTGGGCCATACGGATGCAACCTACACCGCCGCTGTGGACAATGGCAGCTATTCCAATTTTGCCAATGACAGCGCCGGATATGGCCTGTGTCAGTGGACCTATCACACCCGCAAGGCGGCGCTGCTCAAGTACGCCCAGGCAGCCAAAAAGTCCATTGCTGATCTGGCCACTCAGTTGGCCTTTATGTGGGATGAGCTCCAGGGCTACTCCAAGGTGATGGCCACGCTGAAAGCGGCCACATCTGTGCAGGAGGCATCCAACGCCTTTATGGTGAGCTATGAAAACCCCGCCGACCAGAGCACCAGCGCCAAGGCCAAGCGTGCCAGCTACGGTGAGAAGTATTACAGCAAGTATGCCTCCACCGCTCCTGCCAAGCCCAGCACCGGCGCATCTGCGGTGGCCACCACGCTGCCGGACATCGGCACTGAGGTGGATTTCAAAGGCACCAAGCACTTTGTGAGCTCCAACAGCACCAACCCCAAGAGCTGCAAGCCTGGCAGGGCCAAGGTCACAGCGCTGGCCAAGAACGGCAAGCACCCTGTGCACCTCATCCGCACCTCCGGTGGCGGCTCCACTGTCTATGGCTGGGTGGACTTGGCCGACATCTCCACCGCTCCTGCGGCAGAGCTGCGGACCCACAAGGTGGTGAGGGGTGACACCCTCTGGGGTATTGCCCAAAAATACCTTGGCAACGGCAACCGTTACAAGGAGATTATGGAGCTCAATGGGCTCAAGTCCAGCACCATCTACGCCGGGCAGGTTTTCAAAATCCCGGCTAAATAAGAGAGGAGAAAAAGAACATGGAACACATTTTTGACTGGTCCCTTATTCTCAGCATCGTGGGTGTGTTGGTGGTCATCACCAACATCATTGTGCAGGTGCTCAAAAAGCTCACCTGGGACAAGCTGCCCACCAACATCCTGGCCACGCTGGTGGCCCTGTTGCTGACCCTGGCGGCGTTCTTTGCGTACTGCCAGATCAAAAGCATCACGGTGGTCTGGTACATGGTAGCTGCCACCATCGTGTTGGGCTTTTTCGTGGCCTACGCCGCAATGTTTGGCTTTGATAAACTGAAAGAGGCCATCATGCAGTTGCAGAAAAAGGAGTAAATAACTATGGCCAGATGGGGCAGAGCGGATTATAAGCAACTCCAGCAGCTCCGTGATAACATATCCAAGCTCCAAAGCGCTGATATGGAGAGGTTTTGCCGGGAGGTGTCAAAAGAGCTGGCGGCCAAGCTGCTTGCTCTTGTTATCCCGGTAACGCCTCTTGGCCACTACAACAAAGAGAGCGGCAAAAAAGGCGGAACACTGCGCCGTGGCTGGACTGCAAAGACCCATGAGGAGGCTGAGGCTGGCAACTGGAATAGCCTGGGCAAAGCCAAGGAGTATGCAAACTCCCTGCCCATCTCCAAAAATGGCAATGAGTACACCGTGGAGATCATCAACCCGGTAAAGTATGCCAGTTATGTAGAGTATGGCCATGTGCAAGAGCCTGGCCGCTTTGTCCCGGCCATTGGTAAAACGCTTAAAAAATCGTGGGTAGAGGGCAAATATTTCCTCACTGCCTCTGAGCAGAAATTGGCCCGCATTGCACCTGCTGTGATTGAGCGTGAGCTGGAGCAACTGCTTAAAGAAATATTCAGAGTATGAGAAAAGCCGGAGAGGGTCACACCTCTCCGGCTTTTTCTATTTGTGCTATCATGTTTTTCACTTTCGCAACTGCGCTGTTGTAATTTTCCTCAATAACACAAAATTCATCTTCATAAACTGATAACTTATTAAGAAAAGCCTCAAGTCTTTTGCTTTGGCTCTTTGGTGTTTTGAGTTTTACAGCGGCCTTGATTTCCGCATCAACTGCACGGTCCAGAAAATCAATTTTCAATGCCGTATTTGTTTCTATTACACTACGGGCTCCCTTTGAAAGATTGAGTGCGGCCACTCCTTTGCACTTGGCTTGCTCCGCTTGCAAAAGAGTAAAGGCCTTTTGCATGGACAGCTCTGCACGCATAAAAAATACATCAAAATCCAAGGTGCGTTGCGCCAGCAGAAAACTCTCACGCATAATTTCTGCATCCCGGATGGCCTGGGCCTTTGTGTATGTTTTTCTCATATCCCGCAAAATATCCTCCGGCACATCCTGCGGCACAAAAGAAACGTTGATGCTCCCCGTGGGCTGATCTGATGCGATGGGTGCGGCTGCGGGCTTTTTCTTTCTCAGCAACAGCCACGCCAAACAAGCGCAGATCACCGTGGCCACAACCATGGGCGCTCTGAGCTCCGGCTCAAAGATGGCCACGCATACATAGATACCCGCCGCAACGGCAAAGATGATGCCGCAGAACTTTCTCAAAAATCGGCCAAGACCGACAAAAAACCTTTTCACAAGATTACCTCCGCTTTGCTTATTTATTCTTGACTTTTACAAGGCAATTATATTGCTGTACCCTTTGCGTGTCAAGTGTTAGAGCCTTTAATGATAATGACATATCATTTCTGCAAACTATAATTTGCATTGAGGAGGTGATGCCAGATGACCGCTGAAAAGATCAAAAAGTTGCGGGAGGCAAGAGGCTGGACACAGGCGGAGCTTGCCCGGCGGCTGGGTGTAACCAGAAACGGTGTAAACTCTTGGGAGCAGGGGCTCTCCATGCCGTCACCGGCGTGCCTTGTCGAACTGGCCAAGGTGTTCTCCGTTTCCACGGATTATCTGCTGGGCGTTGAGAACTTGGACAGCGTAAATGTGACTGGCCTGGAGGCACGGGATGTGGCCCTGCTGGCAGAGATGGCGGACAGGCTAAGAAACCGCAATACATAAAAAGTGCAGCCCGCAATTTTTTTGTGGGGCTGCATTTTTTTGCTTGACTTTATACACCTTTTGGTGTATAGTATAGACAGAAACCAACAGGAGGTGCCGCTTTATGACCCAGAACAACACCAGCAAACTCCAAAACACCCGCCTTGCACATGGGATGTCACAGTCCCAGCTTGCCACCGCTGCCGGTATCAACTCCCGGATGCTCCAGTATTATGAACAGGGAGCCAAAGACTTGAGCGGCGCAAAGCTGGCCACGCTGCTGAAAATCTGCACCGCCCTCCACTGCAAGCTGGAGGACATCCTCCCGGACGGTGAAACAGCCACCCTCCTGGAGCAGTACACAGCGATGTGACAATACAGACTTGAGCGGGGTGAACGCACCCCGCTTTTTCTTTTCTAAGGAGGCACACCATGAACTACAAAGGATTTCACCATCTGACTTGGAATGACAGGTTGACAATGGAAAAGATGCTCAAGGCCAAGTGCACCAAGGCGGCCATTGCTGAGGCTCTGGGCGTGTGCATCAAGACCATTTACAATGAGATCAAGCGGGGCCTGTGCACCCAGCAGACCAGTGACTACACCTTTGAGGAGCGCTACTGCCCCGATGTTGCGGAGCGGAAATACCGGGAGCACCTGCGGGACAAAGGGCCGGACCTCAAGGTTGGCCATGACTACGCCTTTGTGGAGTTTGTGGAGCGCAAGATCATTGATGAGCAATACTCTCCCGGAGCCGCCCTTGCCATCGTCCGTGAGAGCCAGCAGTTTGATACCTCCATCTGTGAAAGCACCCTCTACAACTACATTTACCGTGGGGATGTGTTCCTGGAGCTCAACCCAGATCATCTGCACGAAAAAGGCCGCCGCCGCTATGAGCAGGGCTGGCAGAAACGGGCAGCAAAGCCGCCCCGTGGTGAGAGTATTGAGCGCCGCCCGCCGGAGATCGCCGCCCGCAATTCCTTTGGCCACTGGGAACTGGACAGCGTGATGGGCACCGTGGGCTCCAGCCGTGCGCTGCTGGTCCTCACAGAACGCCTCACCCGTGCTGGCATCATCCTGGCTGTGCCAGATCACACCGCCGCCAGCGTGGTCCGTGCTCTCAACGGTCTGGAGCGCCGCTTTGGCAAAAACTTCTACCGCATGTTCAAGAGCATCACGGTTGACAATGGCTGTGAGTTTTCTGATTTTGAGGGGATGGAAAAGGCTTGCCGCAGAAAAGGCAAGCGCACCCGTGTGTACTACTGCCACCCATACGCACCACATGAGCGTGGCAGCAATGAAAATATGAATAGGCTGATACGGCGGTTTTTCCCAAAGGGGACCAATTTTGATGAGGTGTCAATCTCTGACATCCGCCAGGCGGAGCGGTGGATAAACAACTACCCCCGCAAGGTGCTGGGGTGGAAATCCTCTGAGGCTCTGGTCCGTGAATACCTTGCCGCCTAAAATTGCACAGGCCAGCAGAAAAGCCGGGGGCGCACTATGCCCTCCGGCTGTCCTCTGTTGGCATTTTCTGCCTCACACGCATAAAAATGGAGCTGCTGGACATGTCCAGCGGCTCCATTTTGCACTGCTCAAAAAATTTTTTCAACTTTTTTGCAATTTATTCTTGACATTTTGCTTTGCTGGTTCTGCCTGTTGCGGCGTGGGCAGCGATTTGTTAGAATAGTATCAGCTTACAGTTAGGAGGAACGGCTATGAAGGTCTTGATTTTAAACGG